ACAATAACGGCATTTTCAACGTTGGCGTTGCCTACATAAGTTGAAGCGCCGGACAAAGTTGCTGTCCCGGCTGGGATTACGTTCTTTTCGATTATGTCAGCATTTGTGATGGCAGCTGTGAAAACATAAGGCTCGATAAGGTCGTTAGTTACTGTGATTGTGGCGTTGAATGGAGATCCGCAGCCAGTAACTACGACGGATTGACCCTCAGAAAATTCGTGAATTGTTGAGGTGTAATAATACGCGACGTTGCTTTCTAATTTAACTTTCTCAATTCTCGTCGAATAAGTTACGAGCATTGGGAGAATCAAATTCTCGGAAGTGTCGATTATGTCGTTTAAGTATGCGTCGGAATATAGGGATGACGAAACGCCAAGGACTGCTCTCAGCTCTGAGGCTGTAACTATCGATGGCATTTCGTCGCCCTTTCTTCTCTAGGTGAGCGGCCAGCTCGGGAGCGGACTGGCCGTCACTTTTAATTATTTAACTAGGCCACCATAAATCGGTAAGCGCCAGCTCCGACCTTGGTAGCGAGTGCACCGTAGCCGTAGTAAGCAACCTTGATTTGTCCAGTCGCTACAACGTTTGTTTCCAAACGGAAGCGGCTTGATTCATACCAAGTATATGAATCAGGATTGATGATGATGAGTGAGTTATCACCAGTTGGAGCAGCTGTCGCAAGGTTACGAGATACGCGAAGATTTAAGCCGAGAAGGTTACCGCGAACTGATTGTCCGGTGAGGTTTCCGCCTTGGTTTGAGTTGCCAATGAGGTTTTGATAAATCGGGCGGCCATTGTCCGCAAGATTCATCAAAGCGCCCCATTGCTCAGGGCTTACGAGGATGTTGGTTGCTGTTCCAAGTGTTGCTTTGTAAACTGCAACTGAAGCATCTGATACGAAATCAAGAATTCCTGATGCGTCAAGTGTGCGGTTTCCGCCATCTGTTCCGCCAGCAACTAGACCAGCGATAACTGCGACATCAGTTGCCTTTGCGTATGCAAACTCCATTTGACGAACAAGTTCATCAAAGAACGCAGGTGAAGAACGATCAAGAAGTTCAACTGAGAACTCTTGTCCGCCAGCATATTTCTTGACTGATACTGAAAGGAATTCGTTTGTCATTCCTGTTTCGTCGATTGTTGCTTCCTCAGCTTCTTCGCCGACTGTTGGGACGGCAGTAATCTTTGGAATTTCGAAAGTCATACCAGCATCAGGTAGAACGCCGCTTGAAACTGAATCAACGGCTGGACGATCTGCGTTTGATAGTGGGTTGATGATTTCGGTGAGCTGACGAGTTGGGATTAAGCCAGCGTTGTTGCTTGTAGTGTCGTCAGCTGCAAGAACATACTGACGAGAAGCGTCGTCGCCAAATACTTTAGCGCGAACTGATGCTTCGAGGTATTTCGCCTTTGTGAACTCTAGGCGAGGAGTGGTGAAGAACGCTGGACGTGGCGCAGCGACTTCAACCTTGGCTGCTTCTACCGTTTCTTCGGCAGGAGCAGGAACGGTAGTGTCAGACACTTGTTCTCCTTCGGTTGGTTGATCTGAATCAGCGGTTGCTGGCTCAGAATTTTCTTCTTGTGGTGATTCGTTTTCAGATGCGGCTACTTCAGAGACGCGAGCTGAATCGATTGCTGGGTCAGTAACGAGAGATACTTCCTCAAGTGATGCGCTGGTAATTTTCATTACGCCATTATCGTTAGACCACTCATTAATCATTGCGCCAACGCTAAAACCATCTCGAAGGCCAGTAGCAGCTTCTTCAAGCGCATCATCAGCAGCAAAAGTCTTAGCCAAAACAAATTCGGCAGTTATTCCCGTATCGCTTATATCAAAAGAAGCAAGACGGCCGATTGGTCGGGTTCTATCGTGCTCAAGCAACAATTTAACGTTTTTCATTGCGATTGAGTCTTTTGCGAATATGGTTGGGCCAACTGAAGTGTTGCCGCGCTCGTTCCAAGTCACAATAGTTCCGGTGATTGTCCGCTTAGTTACGTTGGCAGCGGTAATCGCCATTGGGAGATTAATTTTCATTAGGGATTAGGTCTTCCTCTCGTTGAATCTGCTCAACACTCATCGCGCCGATTCGGTTTAGGATTTCGTAAACCTGAGCGCGCTCTAATGCGTTGCCGCGTAAAAAGTCGTCTAGGTCAAAGCGCACCATTACCGGATTAGGGACAAAATCCGGGAGTGATAGCCTTTCCTCAATCGCCTTAAGAATTGGGCGAAGTGAGAAATCTACTAATGAGCGCCGTTCGCTAACCGCGTTGCTATATGTCATTGAAGTAGTCTCGGCGCTCAGGAAGTAAGCCGGAATACCACAAGCTCTCGCTAATTCTAACGCCACATATTGACGGGCTTCAGCGAGCTGTAATGATTTAGGATCAAAGCCGAACTCTTTGACATCTACGTCGGCATTTATGAAGGCCGTCGCTCTTTGTTGACGCGCCACTCTCCAAGCATTTAATAAAGACTGAATTCGTTCAGCTGGCAGATTTGTGCCAGTAGATTTTAAGACCATTGATGGATTAGGCTCTTTGGCATAAGTAACCGCAGCATTTTCTAAATAGACGGCTGCGCTAACTGTTTTACCAGCTCTGTGAAGAAATCCTTCATCGCCACCATCAAATCTAATGATTGAGCCAACTCCGTTTAATGGAACGGCCATACCATCAACTTTGTATCCGGTAATTTCAGTATTTCTGAAGTTTGTATCGACTGTTACTCTATCGGGAGATATGCGAGTCCAAGAGCGAACGCGGCCGCCATCGGTTGCCGAATACATTTCCAAGACTTGACCATACCCTGCCCCATATAGCCAGATGTCTTCAGCTAACCAAGTATAAATAACAAATCCAGCGACTCTAGGGTCGGGTTGATTAATAACTCTGTGAGGATCAACGTATTCGCCAGTAATGCGATTGAAAGTTGTCAAAGGTAATGAGCCGATTGTTCCGCAAATTATATTTCTAGCTCTAGCAACGCTTGGAACTGACATTGCTAGTTGGCGAGTTGTATTAGTTGCGCCACCTAGTATGTTGTAAACCGAATCCGTAACTTGGATTGGCGTTAAAGCCGCTTCGACATCAGATTGACGACGTGGAGCGGAAGCCGGGAAGAAGAAATCTCTAATAGCACCCATTAAGGCTTAATTGTAAAGGATGTGTGCTACGCGACGATTATATCTATGCCGTCATTTGACTGAGTCGCATAATGGCTAGCCATCGCAGCTGCTACTGCTCCGGTAATTGTGGTATTTGAGACTTTACGTCCCATTACCCAACCACCATCGCCAAAGTTAAGCCTTACCGCTGACAAACAATGAGCAGTTAATTCTTCTTGGTTTGAGTGTGCCAGTCTGCCCGACGAAATAGCCGAGAGAAATTCGTCGCAACTTGTGGCATAGGGCTGACCGTCTATTGCTTCAACTGGGAGTCCAGCAGGGACTAACCTAGCCGCTACCGCTGAAGCAGTTCGAGCTGAATAAGCAATTTTAAGGACGTTGAACTTTCGATACCAGTCGCCAATATCATTAGCAATTAGTTTGTCGGATAGATAGCCGGGATTTGTCCAAGTCTGAAGCAACTGGACTTGAAACCTATCCCGGTCTATCCGCTGACTAGCGACTAAGGCTGCTTGTCGCCTATCAGGTGAGAGATCAAGTGCCAGCCAAGTATCAGCGGCAGGGTCTAAGCGCAGCCCCTCAACTGCACAAGATTGCCATTGAGACGGATGGATGACTGGATTGATCGTTGAAACCCATTGACATAAAACTTCAGTTCTGACGATATCTTCGGGGTCGTTTAATACCGCTCGGATATTATCCGGGTGAATCGTATGACCCAATGATGGATTGGCTTGAGCAACACCTTCCCAAAAAGTCGATGAGCCATCAAATTTAATTTCAGGTGGCGCAGACCATTCCCACCAGCCTAACGATAAATCTTCGGTAAGGATTGACGCTAAAGCCCGTTCTCGCATTTTGTTTAAGACGATTGAATGTTGATCTCCGGCATTAGATAGGAGGAAGGCTTGTGGGTTGGCTGAAGCCATTTGAGTAAAGCGAAGCGAAGACCAAACGTCTTCATCGTGATATTCCCGAGCTTCATCAAGCCAAATGGTATCCGGCGCGGCAATTCCTCTCGTTGCTGAATTAGAAGCTCGGACGATATATCGACGACCACCGCTAAATTGCAATTCCTGAAATCCCCGGGCTTCAAGCTTCTTAACTAATTGACTTTCCAATTCAGGATGCTCAGTTATGATGTTATAAATTTTATAAAAGACTTCAGCTGAGGTAGTTAGTTTGTGAGCTGTGTGAACTTGAAGCTTTTGCTCTAATCCAAAGATTCTCCACAATATCTGCCAAGCCATCCAAGTCGATTTACCATTTTGACGGGCTATAAGAATTCCATTGACTGGAGTTTGCCAGCGGCCATCTGGTTTGAGCCTAAGCGTCTGTTCTGAAAGCCATTCCTGCCAAGGTAACAATTCCTGACCGTATTTAGCGCAGAATTCGACAAACTCCAAGCCTTTTGACGGGTTTTCGGTTAGTTTTGTGTGAATTCGCGGTTTTACCACACCTCGGTAAGCCGAACCAGCCCGAAGCGAAACAAGCTCGGCAGGTTCACTCCCATTATTAACCAGTTCAAGCATAATGGCGCTTGGTCGAGCCAGTTCCGGGTAGAAAATTCCCAATGGGGGTCGTGGGTTTCCGGCGTTCTCTCAAAAAAGACCCGGGGGCTATACGATCTCGCTTACCGCTGTTACATCTGACGCAAGCTGCAATCATATTATCTTCGACGCTGATTCCACCTTTACTTATTGGAATGATGTGGTCAACGGTGTTGGCTTCTTGTCCGCAGTAGTAACAAGTATAAGCATCTCGAATCAATACCTTCTCCCGCATTACTTTGTAATGAGTTTCATCATATTCTCT